AAGATCACTGGCAATCACGCGCACCGCCGTAAACACGTCCGAATTACGTAAAGCACCAATCCCCACATATAGGCCGCTGTCATTGCTGGTCATGCTGACAAGCGCATCTAAGAACGGGTCGCTGTTGTCATCGCGTGGTTGTGTTGTGTCGTTCGTGAAAAAGCTCATTGTTTCACCTCCCTTTGTTGAAGTTGATAATGACTGCGACGGAGATAAGAGCCGTGCCGACTGCTAACATACCAACGCCAAACCCGAACAGCCACCAGATACCGACAACCATACAGATTAGCCCCAGCAGCAATAGCACGGTCTGAACATTAAAAACTAAAGTCATCGCTCGAATAAAAGTCATTGTCTGCTACCTCGCTTTCCTTGCTTTGATCCATTGCAATTGTGTAAGCATTCATCAGAGCGGCTAATGGATCAATCTTCGTAGCGTTGTGAGCCTTATTAATGATTGCATTGTTGTTGGCATCGTATTTCAGAATGGCGTTGTTCACCGCATAGGCCAGTAGTTGGTTGTCTGCGTGCTTTAGGAGGCCGTTAAATAGATCATCGCGGAACCGCACGGTCGGTATTGAAAGCGTGCGCTGACCTTGACGTACTTCAATCATTGGCAAGTCACGCTTTTCAAACTCTGGCAGTAAGTAACCAAACGACCATGGATCGTAACAGATAGCTCGAACGTTCCACTGGTTCTGCTCGATCAGATCGATAATGAAACGCAAAACTTCGTCATAGTCGATCATGCCGCTATCAAGTTTAGTAATGCTACATTCGCCGCGACTGGCACCGCTGATGTAATCGAACCCGTCACGCTTGATCTTTTCTTCCAGCCCGTACTTCGTTCCCACGAATGAATGGCTGTCAGCATATAGGTAGCCATCTTCTGGAACTAACCACGAGATACTGGTAAGGTCGCTAGACTTGGAAAGGTCAAGCCCGATGTACACGTCCTTGCCCATAGTGTCTGGTGGCTTGATAGTGGCTTTCTCCCAGTCGTCCAGACTGATGTAACTGTCTGCTCTGGCTGATTGCCACATGTTGAAGTTCTTGACGAGAATTGGCCGCAGGGTTCCTTGCTTGGCTGCTAGATCAACATCAGCTTGCAAGCTAGGTCGCATCGTCTTTGCTCTTTCATCATTAGCCAGTAGTGGATTTGACTTTTCCCAAGTCTCTGGTGCAAAGGCTTCATCCTTGCTGTCCTGTTCAAAAATGGCAATAAAATACCGATCTGCTTGTTCGCGACCGGTTAAGATTTTGGAGACGAATTTATATTCTTTATACATAGGTCCATTCAGGTCTGGCCCCGTGGTCGAGATGACGGCTAGTAAACTGTTGTCGCTGTTGATCTGGCCTGATTTGAGTGTTCGCAGAATCTCATCATTACGAGCCAAGGCGAACTCATCAATGATAGCCAAGTCACTTTGATAACCATCTAGGCTGTGCAGATCAGACGCAAGCGGAACAGCTCGGCTGTTGCTCGGTAAGTCAATGATTTCGGTGCGGTTGATCTTCAAACGATCACGCACTGACTTAGACACCTTAGAGACCTGACGCAAACCACTAGACATCATATCAAAAGCCAAGTGTGCTTGAGCGTTGCTGTTGGCTGTGTAGACAATCTCTCGGTTCATGGCTGGCTTGTTTTCCATTAGGAGATACAGCGCGCCCAGATCGGCCATCAGGAAGCTCTTACCATTCTTGCGTGCCATGCTGATGTAGGCTCGATCATAACGACGATTGCCGGTTTCCTTATCACGCCAGCCGAACAGCTCTGAAATAAACCACTTCTGAAATAATTCTAGTTTGAGCGGTGATCCATCGCGTGCCGGCATCAGTTCGATAAACTCAATGGCTTTGTTGGCAAAGTCCTCATCAAAGTAATACGGCCACGGATTCTTTTTGCGCTTGCTGGCTTTCAAGTCTCTGCGATAACGTCTTGCTGCTTGCTTAATCTTTTTACAAGCAACAATCTCACCGCTTAGTACCTTGTCAGTGTATTCAGTTGCATAATTCATGATGACATCAGATCCGCGAACGGATCGTCAGGCTTCTTCTTAGTCTCATTCTTCACTGCCAGCTTTGCCCGACTGTAGACTGACAAGCCAAGCAAGTCATCAATACGGATCATCTGATTAGTGGCATCAAGTTTCATTTTGACTGCTGGGTTAGCCTTCACACTATCGGCGGTGTCAACCATCATGCCTTGTTCTTGAACCAGCTTGGCAGCTTTCTGAATGTCAGAATAGGCTTGGCAATGACTGGCAATCAGGGCAGCATCTAGTTCACTAACTGGAATGTCTTTTTTGAGCAATGGTACAATACGCTGCCATTCAGTCACTGCATATTCATCAATCCATGCAGGGGGCTGGTCAACTAATTCTTGATAGGTGAACAGTGATTCTTCCATTTCACGCCGGTCTGCCAGCTTCTTTTTACTCATTGCGCCGCGCATTTGCGTAATAGATTTCAGTGGTGCTCCCATCTCGATCACGTCCTTTCTTTATAATTACAATTAGACTTATCTAACTTAATTATAACACATAGTACCAAATACCCATGATACATTACGGTTATCACGGATTTTCAACAACGAAACTCCTATGCTTGGTTCCCAAAACTAAATGACCTAGCCCCCGTATTTATGTGGGGGTAGCGTGCCGCGTCTTCTACTTTCGTTTTGGTTCCGTGGCAAGCATTACACAGGCTTTGTAAGTTGCTCTCGTCCAGTCTGCGGTTCCAGTCCACACGTATAGGCACAATATGATCTACCACGTCAGCTTGCACGTATAACCCCTTTGCTTGGCATCGTTCACACAGTGGATGTGCTAGACGATACGAGTAAGACAGCTTGCGCCACGCTTTGGACTTGTAGAACTTAAAGTAACGACCACCGATTGCTTTGCGATATGCATAGCGTTCGTTGTCGGACGCTCGCGGTTCTGGCTGGTGCTTATCACAGTACCGTTGATTGAACGGCACCATGGTGTTGCACCCAGCATGGTTACACAGCTTCATAATCACGCCAACACGCCTGCCTTTTCGGGTTCAGGCTTATCGTCGCGATATAGGATCCGGACAGTCAGCATGTCATCAGGTGCGTTATAGACAACGAAGCGCTCTATATCGTGCTTGTGTAGCAGCATAAATATTGCCACTGCATGATTGACCGTTGTACTGATACCGGTGTACTCAAATTCTTTCATAGTTCTAAGCTCCTTTGGTTGTCTTCTTGAGTGTCACAACATCGAATGCATTGGGATCATCATCGTAGGCAATAGACTGAATCGCGTACAGGGTGCCATTAAGTTTTACCTGTGTGCTGTCATCTATCGCGTCAGTGTGGCGTATTACGATCGCTATGGTGTCCGCTAGGTCTGTGCCCGTAATCTGGTAGGTCTGTGTCATAGTGCGGTTATATGAGCCGTAGAACAGGGTACCAGTCGGCGTAAATGTAGAGATGTTAATACCTGCACCAGTCCTGCGACTAACTGTCTTACCGATTTCAGCCACCTTGTTCAGGCGGGCAATTGAATAGTTCTTCATGTGATTAACGCTCCTTAATATCTCTTATCCTTGACAAGATCAATCATGCGGTCAATTGAACTAATAGTGTCACTTGCTGAGGAGCAAAGTTCATGGTATGCAATGTGGCTAATGCTTCCATATGAAGATCGTGTCAATAGATTAACGTGTGAGAATTGAAAACCATCTGACATTTCAAACGTTGGATATACTTCAATTTCATAGCCTTCACGTTGCTTAACAATGATGAACCAATCTTTTGGTGTCATGCTACGAACTAAGTAGTGTTCTTTTACAAGCGCCCCAAGTTCAGCCCACTTGTCTCGATCGTGTTTAACGTCTACAAGTGCTGCTTTGCGATATGCTGTTTTTGTCATTTCAATTTCTCCTTGTGGGTAGTTTTAAACTTGCTTGCCTTTTACGTGGTCCACGTGGTAACCATGGACAAGTATTGATTTAACAGTGTTTCAAGATGAAATAGCCTGGTCCACACTTGGTTAATGCCTGGTCCAGTTAGAGTGGACCAAGGCTTTACCACGTTTGGCCCGCGTTCAAAAGTCTCTCTATCCCTCAAGCCGTAAGGGATTGACCACGTAACCCATGTGGACCACGTTAAAAACAAGAAGATTATATCCGGACGTATCCACGTGGTCTGTTTCCATTGATGCGCAGACGCTGAGTTTGCCATCCGGGCATGTTGTCCATAATGAGTTTAATCCGTTTTGCATCTGAATTTGTACGGCCCATCAGGTAACGGTCAACTGATTTGTCGAACACCACTTCCATAATCTCTCTAGTGGTGGTTCGTTGCAGTGGCTGTAATTCTCCAGCATCCAAGTGCTGTTGTAACCAAGTGGCCACATCACCGTTATGGTCAATATGAGTGTGAAAGAAGCTGGCCTTTAGGCTCAATGACAGCTTTTCCCAATTCGATGGTACTTTCATGTTGAGGAAGTCTTCAATGGCCTCTTTCATAGGATCAACGGTCTCTGCTTCTTGTTGATATGGTTTAGCCAGTTGCATCAGCTTATCATCAGCAAAGACACTCTCACCTGCATCCACCCATGTTTTGACCTCTGCCAGTATCTGATGGATATCGTGGTCAATCTTCGGTACGCTTTTTTCATTGCGCCATACGGTCTTTGTGGGCTTTGTAACACCGCATTTGATAGGGAAGAAACGCCGCTCACCAGTTGCGTCCTTCAAGTAGTCCTGTTGATTAGTGCTGCCAATGAACACGCACTTGCGTAAATGTGGGTAAACATAATGGCTGTAACTCCCTCGGTATGAATCAGACTGGGCGCTGACGAAGCTCTTAGCTGATTCAATCTCGGTCTTTTTCATAGCGGAAAGCTCGCCTAGTTCCATGATCCAGTTACCTTGCAGCTTCTTATAATCTTCGTCCGTTTTGCCCATTGATTTTAATGAATCGCTGAACTTTTTCGGGAATAAGTTACGAGCAGCCGTACTCTTGCCAAGTCCTTGTTTACCTTCAAGAATTGGAACGATTTCAAACTTGCAACCGGGCTGATAGACACGTTTTACAGCACCAGCTAACCACTTACGAGTAACAGCACGGGTATATTCATTGTCCTCGGCACCTAGATAGTCGATGAAGTAACTTTCTGCTCTGGGGATACCGTCCCATTTTTCAGCTTCGATCCAGTCTTTAACCGGATTAATTGAATGGTCCTTGCCAACAACAACCATGGCATCTTGCTCATTCTGCTTGCTAAACAAGAGATTGTGCTTATGCTCCATATATGAGCGGACGACAGCGTCATCTTCATCAGTCCAGAAACCTTTACGAATCGGCAATCCTTTAACGCCTTTTGTCTTGATGAGCATCTCTGAAAAGTCGTCCCAAGCGACGACATTGGCGAAGGCTGGATCATTTTCAAGTAGCAGTTGAATATTAACCACTGAATCTTTTCTAATCCCACCATTGCCATCAAGTTTAAGGTCATTTCGCCATTGCTCTTTACCTGTAAAATCAACGTTGACCACTTTCTTTGCTTCTTGCTTAATATCTTCGGGCATTGCTTTAAACAACCGCGCGCCTCCTTTCTTCGGCTTTCAATACTGACTTAAAAATCTTATTAACTTCGGATTCTGCCAAGGGTGTATCTAGATAGTTATCATTAGTTGTAAAAAGCAAGTTATAAACTGTCTGCGGTTCTGCACCTGTGAAGAACATTTTGCCAGCAATCTTGGTCAGAAAATCATTGCGATTGCCGGTATTAGCGCCGTTTACCATTTCATCTAGCAGCTTGCCTGTCCATCGTTTGCCTCGATAAACTGTTAAACCGCCAATCCCTGAGTTAGGGTGGCTGACACGTTGGATTTCATCTAGTAACCACTGAGGCGCTGGTGCTAATTTGGTGATCTTGTGCCCTTTAAGTGGTTGATACATACCGTTCTCGCGAATGCTAGGGAAAACTGGTACACCAGTCGCAACATAGTCAAGTCCGGTTTTCTCGCCATTCTCAGAGAACAGATCTGATCGACTGGTTAGCTTCAATTCTTTTGGATAGGTGAAGAAAATATGAAGTCCACCGTTTGGCGTTGTTTCTATATAGGTAGATGGAATTTGATCAGCACGACCATCAGCGCTCAATTTAGCCAACGACTCATTGCCATTAGCTTCGCTTTTATGCCCCATATCAATGTCAAACACCAGCACGCCATCAAGTCCCAAGCCAATATTG